GATTACAACTAACTTATCTGGTCAAAGCAATATTTCGATCAGTGAGGAACTACCATTCGATTCGGGTGGTACTCCTCTTTATGAGAAAAACCCTAACGTTGTATATGTAGATGAAGAACAGTTAACAGTAGAACAGTTATACAGAACCTTAGACCAAGGCAATGTGAACCAGACTACTACAACTGTTAACGCATATTTCAGCACAGATGCTAAAAATCAATTTAATGATATTAATACCGTTGTTGCAAATTTGCTAATTGCAAGGAACGTGGTCACAAACGTCACAACTAGTGATAGTGATTACGAGACTGAGATTACAGATGATGTAATAACATATACTTTCGAGTATAACTTTATAACTGTATAGGAGAAATACAATGGCAGTAATAAACGTAACAAGCGGTGATCAAGCAATCCTCACATTAGGAAACAGTTCTACATTAGCAGAACCTGGCGCAACAAATGGAATGGTTGTTCCATTTGTTCAGGATATCACAATCAATGCTACACCATCAACAGTTAGATATTCAACATTGGATTCTACAAGTTCAAGTGCATTTACAACAGTAAATGAAAACAGCATTTCATTAAACGTACTAGTCGATGAGACTGTTATGTTTGGTGACAGTGGTAATACTACTAATACTGTCGCACTAAACGGTTTACTACCTACCAGTATCAACAAGACTGAAATATTCTTCAGTGTTGCAGTAACTGGAACAGGTACAACTGGCGATATTAACATCAGTGGTAAAGGTTTTATCGGCGGACTAGCCCCAAGTGCATCAGTAGATGGTGCAGTATGGTTATCCCCAATGGAAATCATTGTTAATGGTGAGTTAACTAAGAACGTTGAGGCTTAATTACTAAGCAATACAAATTGATAACTCCCTCTTTTGGGGGAGTTGTCCTTTTATAGGAATACAGCATGGAACATAGATTTTTAACATTATTTGTCAACGGTGAGTGGACAGGTAATCCAGACAGAACAATTAGAATTAATGGTGTTGTGCATGATATGGATGAATATGCAAAAGAACATGGTATTGAATTACCAAGTGGACCAAACGCACCAACCAAACCAAAAACCTCAAAAAAGGTAAATACAGATGTAAAGGAAAAACATGAAGATATGGAAGGATCACACGATTCAGCAGATACTGAAGTCGATGGAGATGGAGATAGCGAAGGCACAGAATGAAGTAAAATGTGCCAAACGAGATGTTGAAAAAGCATCAAACAGGTTAGCATTCGTAAGTAGTGCTATACAACATTTAAACAATAGAGATATAAAGGAATAAAGATATGAAATTAAAAGAATTAGCAACAAAACCACAATTAGTAAAAATTGTATTAGATGATGAAGCCATTATTAAAGAATACAACGAACCACTAGAATTTTACGTTTACGACAAACAACCATTAGCAGAATTTGTTAAGTTCTCAGTAACCAGCCAAGAAGATCAAAATTATGGAGAAATGATAGATTTCTGCAGTGATATGATTATGGATGAAACAGGTGAAAAGATTATGACTGATGGTCAATTGTTACCAAACAGTATTCTAGTTAAGTGTGTTAATGAAGTTGTAAAACAGTTGGGAAAGTAACAGGCAGTACTGTAAATGAAAAGGCACCTGTAACACAAACAGCATTAATGATAGATGCACTTGGTGAAAGATATGGAAAATTACCAAGCGAAGTGTTAGATAAGGCTAGTACGTTTGATTTACAAGTATACGATATTGCGGTGTCTTACAGGAACTGGCTAGAAAAGAAAGCCACAAGTAAAGACCCTAATGACTTATACACTCCCGATGATCTAGAAAAAATGATGAAGGATTTTAAGGAAAGCAGAAATGGCTAAAGATTTTAAATTAAATAAAACAGATTTAAAAAAGTTAGAAAATCAAATTAATCTTGCTATAGAAGGTTCAATGTCAGATACTTATAAGTATTATAAAGGCGAAACACCTATACGAAGCGGTAATGCTAGAAATAAAACAAAATATACAAAATCCTCTGACAAATATAAAATAAATTCTAATTATGATTATGCTGGAAGATTAGACAGTGGTTGGAGTAGACAATCTCCTAAAGGTATGACAGACCCTTCATTAAATTATTTAGAAAAAGAACTCGCACAAAGATTTAGGAAAATTTAGGAGTAACAATGGCAGACATAAGAGCGTCATTACAATTAGACACCAAAAAAGCAGAAAAGAGCGTCGATAGATTAAGTGGTGCCTTAAAAGCATTAGCCGGTGCCGCGGCAGTAAAAGCCACACTGGACTTAGCAAATATATTTCAAAATCTTAATAACAGATTATTGGCTGTTACTAAAAGTAATGAAGAATATTTACAAGCACAAAAAGATGTTGAAGCAATTGCCAAATCAACAAGAAGTTCATTAGCCGCTACAGGTGATCTATATGCTTCTCTAACTATTGCTTCTGAAGACTTAGGACTTAAACAACAGCAAGTAGCAGATATAACAGAAGTATTCTCAAAATCCCTTAAAATATCAGGCGCTGAAACAGGTGCAGCCGCAGGTGCTATGGTACAGTTCGGCCAAGCACTAGCATCAGGCGTGTTACGTGGTGATGAATTCAACAGCATTAATGAAACAAACAGTAAGTTCATGGGTGAATTTGCAGAAATATTAGGTGTATCTAGAGGTGAATTAAGAAAATTAGCAGAACAAGGACTTTTAACTGCCGACATTATGTCAGATGCGGCCATTATAATGAAAGACTCCATCGATGAAGATTTTGGTAAAACATTACCAACTATAGCAGAGTCGTTTGAATTAATTAAAACAGAAGTTACATTATTATTAAATGAAATAGAAAATAGAACAGGTATATTTAAAGGTTTAGCAACATTATTAAGATTTGCGGCTGAAAACGTAGAAAATTTAGCATATTTCTTAGGCCTAGCATTTAGTATTAGTATAACAAAAGGTATAATTGCCGCTACGAAGGCACTTGGTGCTTTAGTTGTTACTTTAAGAACAGCCGCTTCAGCAAGTGCGGTGCTTTTAGCATTAAGTGGTGTAGGTTTACCGCAGTTAATTACAGGTTTAAGTGTCGCTGGTGGTGTTACATTTGCATTAAATGAATTATTTTCTGAACAAACAGATAGAGCATTAGAAGATTCAGAAGCAATGTTAGCCTTAGCAGATGCAACAGAGGCTGTAGCAAATGCACAATCTATGATAGGCCCTCCTCTACCACCTGCAATGCAAGAAGAAAGAGATGAAGCAGAGAAAAAAGCAATTAGAGAAAAATTAAGATTAAAACAACAGCAAGACCGACTTGAAAAAGAAGAATTGCGTAAAGCAAAAGAATTAAGTAGAATTATTGCGCGAAACACACAAGAAGCCAGAGAAGTTGTTATACAAAATATTAGTGACCTAAACATTACTAGAGAACAATTAGAATTACAAAATTCATTGTTTGGATTAAGTGAAGATGAAAAAGAAATAAAGAATGCTGTATTTGATTTAGAAACACAACGAAGAGATGCATTAGCAGATATACAAGCATTACAGTTAGATAAAGACCCTGCTAAGAATTTGCAACTACAGATGGAAAAAATTGCAGAAATAAATGACTTGTATGATGAGCAAATTGAAAAGATAAAAGAGATTATCACAGCAAACCAAGAAGCGGCAGATGATTTCTTAACCAGAGTAAAAGAAGGGTTAGAAAGTGCTGGTATAGGGGACTTTACGGCTACATTAGCAGATGGATTAGTTCGAGCAGTTGCTATGTTTGAAGACAGTCTAGCAGATGCTATTGTACAAGGTAAAGCAGACTTCTCAGACCTAGGTGACTTTATAAGACAAGTACTTGCTAAAGCACTAGTGCAAAAGTTCATTACAGGACCCATTATGGGACTATTCCAAGGACTTGCAAGTGGTGGACCAGCAAAAGCAGGACAACCTTATATTATTGGTGAAGAAGGACCTGAGATATTTGTTCCTAAACAAAGTGGAGTTGTGTTACCAAATAGTGCTTTACAGGGTATGAATGCCGGTGGGCCTGGCGTAATGGGCGGTGGCGTCACAAATATTACAAATATATCAGCAATAGATACCCAATCTTTCCAGCAGGCCGTTGCGAAGGATCCAGAATTTATTTACAATGTAAGCAGAGCAGGTGCTCGTAGAACACCAGCATAGGAGAAACAATGAGTCTACAAACAATTATAGATAATGCTACATATTTAGAAATAGACAGACGAGAAATGAGTGGTAGCACATTATCACGTAGCGGTCATTATAAAACAGCAGATAGAAATGTAAATGTTTATTCTTTTACTGTTGGTATGCACAATGGTTTAACATACAGCACTAACAGAGGTGTGCTAGAAGAACTATACACCACAGGTAGCACAAATGAAGCAAACATATCATTTAACAATAACAGTGGTATGAATTACATTACTGCATATCAAGGTGATATTGCACAAGCACAATTAGACAATATCACACTTAATGGCGTCGATGGTGCACAGATATATGTTGACCAAACAGGTGCTACAGGCAGTGGTGTGTTATTCAAAGCAGGTGACTTTATACAACCAAAAGGCAACACAGACACTTACAGATATCCATATCAAGTAAAATATGATGTTAACTTTAACAGTGGTAGTGCAAATACAATTATATTTGTTCATAGACCAGTCTTAAGCCAAGATGGTGTTGCACTTACAAGTGGTGGTATAAAAGTAGGTAATGATGTAAATTGGCATGTAAAAATAACTAACTTGCCTAAGTTCACAGTTGCTCCACATGATAGAATAGAATTTAGTGCAGACTTTGAATTGATTGAGGTTATTTCATAATGGCAACTGATATTACACCGGTACAAGGCACACATATATCAAGTTGTATACTTATTGATTTAGAATTAGATGGAACAACATACTATATCAGTAGTGCATATAAACCGGTTACTTACAATACTAATACATATACCGAATTAGGTTCTTTTTTACAAATATCAGAATTTCCAGAAGACATAAGAACAACAAATGGTGATATCAGCATAACACTAAGTGGCATACCAAGTGAACAAAATTATTTGAGTCTTATACTGACTACACCTATAAAAGGTGGCAATGTTAGTGTGTATAGAGGCTTTTATGATAACGTAACGCATGTATTTGATGACACAGAAGTATATCAACGTTTTAGAGGTGTTATCACTAACTTTGCAATACAAGAAGACTTTACAGCAACCACAACACTTACAAATAGTGTAACTGTAACATGTGCAAGTATAAACACACTATTAGAAAACAGAATAAGTGGACAAAGAACAAATCCAGATGACAGAGAAAGACTGTTTCCAAATGATCAAGTGTTTGCCAGAGTGCCAGAACTATACAACATATCATTTGACTTCGGTAAAGAATATCAAGGTTATGGATATGGAGGCGGCGGAGGCCGTGGTGGTGGAGGCGGTGGTGGTAACAACCGACGTGGTAGACAGAAAATAGCAGACGAAAAATAATGAAAATAAGAACAGCACAAGTCAAAGACTATGATGATATAAAAAGGCTAATGATAGACTTTGCTAATCATAATCCTGTTGAAGATTTACACAATCCACAGTATGACTTTGTGCATGTGAATGCAGTAATAGACCACATACTTAAAACAGGATTAGCCTTAGTTGCAATAGAACACAACAGAGTTATAGGCATGCTGTTAGCAACCATGCAAGGTGACTTATGGTTACCACACATAAAAAGAATGACAGAAGTTGCATGGTGGGTAGAAGAAGCATTCAGAGGCACCACAGCAGGTGCTAGACTGTTGAATAGATATGTTGCAATTGGATTAGAACTCAAAGAAAAAGGTATGATCAGTTCTTTTACACTTACCACATTAGCAACAACACCAGATTTAAAGTTAGAAAAAAGAGGATGGGAAGCAGTTGATTACAACTGGTTATACAGAGGATAAACAATGGCAGTATTTACAGCAATAGCAACAGCAATAGTAGGAGCAATAGGATTAAGTGGTGTTTTAGCCACTATTGCAACCAGTGTGATTGCAGGTGGACTTGCATATGGTACTGCAAGAGCATTAGGTGTATTTAAACCACCCTCATTGGATCAAGGTGCAGACCCAGGTGTTAGCATACAGTTACCTCCAGCAACAGATAACAAAATACCAATATTATATGGTAAAGCATTTACCAGTGGTCCTATATTTGATGCCGCAATAAGCAATTCAAACAAAACAATGACATATTGTATAGCACTCAGTGAAGAAACGCAAACAGGCACGTTCTCTGTGGGCGACATATACATGAATGATGTGGAGTTAGTGTTTACAGGTAATACTGTTACTAGCCACATAGATCCAAACCAAAGTAGTGCAACCACTTATAATGGTAACGTTAGAGTAAATGTGTATCAAGGTGGTAGTAGTGGTAGTGATGTTATATTCCCAACAAGTGGTACAGGCAGTAGCACAGCCGCAAGTGCCATTGTTCCACATTGGGGTGCTAAT